ACACCTTGAAGACGAGTTGATCAACAATGGATCCAAGGGTGCAAGAGAAGCAATTACCTTTGCAGAATCTCTTGTAAAAATGTTAGCAGGTAGTGGGTCGAAAAAGTACAACATCACTGTCAAATGGGACGGCGCACCCGCAGTCTTTGCGGGCATCAACCCCGAGAACGGAAAGTTCTTCGTTGGGTCGAAGAGTGTTTTCAATGTTACCCCAAAGATAAACTATACTAATGCAGACATTGATAGAAATCACACAGGCGGTCTTGCTGATAAATTGAAAGTTGCATTAGCAAACTTATCAAAACTAGGAATCAAAGATGTGCTACAGGGTGATATGATGTTCAGTGACGATCTTGCTTCCCAGAAGATCGATGGCGTAGATTATATTACCTTTACTCCAAACACGATCACATACGCTGTTCCGGCAGATAGCGATCTTGCGAATACAATTGTCAAAGCAAAGATGGGAATCATTTTCCATACCAAATATACCGGCAATGATCTCCAGACGATGAAGGCATCATTTGGTCCTGATATTTCATATCTTAAGAAAACCTCAGCAGTATGGTTTGACGATGCAACACTTAAAGATGAAACGGGAGTTGCAACATTTACTGCAAAAGAAACAGAAGCAGTTAAAAAGAAATTACAGAAGATTCGTGCCATGATGGACCGAAAGACCATGAAGGTTATGGATGATTTCCTTGCTGATGACACGATGCAATTATACATTAAGACATTCTATAATACACTCGTCCGTGCTGGAGCATTCGGAACTCCCTCTGCCACATATGCAGGATTCAAGGAGTGGACCGAAAAGAAATTTGATACAGACATTGCCAAGATGAAGTCTGAAAAAGGTAAAGAAAAGAAACTACAAGTAAAGAAACAAATGATGTCATATATCCGAAGCAACTCCAAGGCGTTGTTACGGATGTTCGCTGTACATGCAGCGTTGCGTGATGTCAAGATGATTCTCGTCCGTAAGATCGAACAGGTTAAGTCTATTGGACTCTTCCTTAAGACGGACAATGGATTCGATGTGACTGCCCCGGAGGGTTTTGTTGCAATCGATAGACTATCAAATCGGGCATTTAAACTCGTTGATAGATTAAATTTCTCACAGGCAAACTTTAATGCCGCCAAGAACTGGGAAAAAGGATAAATACTTAAAAGGAGATAAACATGGCATCTAGAAAATTAAATGCAAAGACGTATCAAATCAAAAGACTATCTCGTCGAGATGAAATTAGTTCTAAAACACGTTGTGGTTATACACCATTACCTAAACCAGAACCAGTTACACCTGTCGCAGAAGTCCCCGTTGTAAAACCAAAAAAAGCACCAGCACCGAAGTTGCGTGCAAAGTCCACCAAATAAGGAGGTGATCTATGGAAAATTTAGACACTGCTAACATTCTCGGAACTATTTTTTACAGTATCGTTGTCTTTGGTCTTGGTGCCTTAAGTGGCAGAAAGATCTGGTACTGGGTTCGTAAATTCTTTCCTTGGAACAAGGACTGATGATAGAATATCGTTCATTAAAAGAACGTACCCTACTCAGGGGACAGAAAGAGAAATCTGCTGTCCTCACATTCGGTAGGTTTCAACCACCAACAACCGGTCACGGTAAACTGGTGGATGCTGTCCTATCAACTGCGAAGAAACTGGGGGCGGATGCCTTTATTTTCCCCAGTCGAACGCAGGATAAAAAGAAGAACCCTCTTCAGACCAAAGATAAAGTAAAATTTCTCAAGAAGTTCTTCCCGCGTGCCCGGATTGTCAACGACAAAAATGCAAAGACTGTTTTCACCGCAATTGAAAGTCTTGTAAAGAAAAATTACACCGACATCACCCTAGTTGTCGGTGGTGATCGGGTCGATGAGTTCAAGAAAACCATCGCACCCTACGTTGATGAAATGGGACTTAAAAAGTTTCAAGTCGTTAGTGCCGGTGAGCGTGATCCAGACGCAACCGATGTCAGTGGAATGAGTGCGTCGAAAATGCGTGCTGCCGTTACTGACAATGACTTCGACTCCTTTATGAAAGGAATTCCCAAGGGTGTTGGTAAAAGAGTTGCAAAAGAACTCTTCGATACTCTGAAGAAAGAGATGGGTCTAAACGAAGAAACCAAGGAACCAAAGAAGAACAACCTCAAACGATTCCTCATCGTTAGTGCTTCTGATAAAGGAGACACTACATCTAAACTTATCGATGCAGTAGAAGACTTAGGACACAAACCCACGGTCATTCGTGCGGACACCGCATATATCGGTGATGTGGACGGCGACAATCTAACAATTGAAAACATTGATAAGAAGGGCGAAGACATTACAATTAATGTCAAAGAAACAATTGCTTTTGTCCGAGGATCCTCCATGAAGACCGCAGGTGGTCGAGCATTAGTTGAGGGTCTGGACAGTAGCAATACTTTGGTTATAAATTCAAAGCAAGTTTTCGACTTAGTTGGCAACAAGTATGCCACCCACGTTTTGTTTGAAAGAGAAAATATCAATACCCCACGAACCGCGTTGATCACAAACGAGTCATCGATTGATCGGGCGCATAAGAAAGTCGGTGGAAAGTTCCCAGTTATCGTGAAGTCGCTTCATGGTGCAGAGGGAATCGGTGTTGCAAAGGTTGACTCACAAGAGTCCTTTAAGTCAGTCGTGCAATCATTGCGTAAAAGTGGCGAGGATATTCTTGTACAGGAAATGATCGACATCGATGGAGATGTCCGAAGCATCGTAATGGATGGCAAGATTGTCGCATCCATGAAACGACTCAAGGCAGAGAAAGACTTCCGAACCAACAAGGCGTTGGGTGCAGAAAGCGAACCATATTCGCTGTCTGAATCTGAAAAGAAATTTGTAAAGAAAGTTGCAAAAGCATCTGGTGCTATTCTTGCTGGTGTTGATCATGCAATCAGTAAAGACGGAAAACTATATGCAATTGAAGTAAACGCATCTCCCGGATCCGGTGCCCAAGATTATACAAAGTATATGGAAGAGGATCAGGAAGAGAGAGTTATCAACGGAGACGAACTCGTCAGAGAGATTGTAGAGAGATCCCTACTCATCACCAAACCAGCGGAGGCATTCACTGTCGGTCGTGTTGAGAGGGTAATGGTTGGTGACACCAAGATCAAAGCAAGAATTGATTCTGGAAACACAACATACTCTGTCATAGATGCGAGAAATATAAAAGAAAGTAAAGACACAGTTCGTTTCGTTTTTGACGGCAAGAAGTACAAATTGCCAGTAGTTGATACTGTAGAAATCAACATAGGCAGCGGTAATATTGAAAAAAGATATGTCGTTGAAATGGATATGAAGATTGGTAGAAAGATATTTGAGAGTGTTAAATTCTCACTTTCTGATCGCAGTTCTAATGTGTATCCTGTTCTTATAGGTAACGACTTCATGAAAGAAAACAACGTAGTGGTTCACACCAACGAAGTCTTCATGCAAGAACTCGAAGAAAGAACTCTCACTAAAGGTGAGAAGGATAAAAAAGAGAAATATGTAAAAGGAATGAAGAAGCGGGCGAAAGATTTTAAGAAACGCTACGGTTCAGATTACAAGTCGGTGATGTACGGCACCGCAACCAAGATGGCAAAACGTGATGCCACCGAGGAAAATATTGATTTTGATTCTCCTCCCGAACAGGGAACTGATGAAATTGTACGGCGTTATAAAAAAATGACTCCGGGTGAATTGAATGAAATTGCACATAAATACTTTAGTACAGGAGATAAAAAATGACAGATCCAAATCCATTTGACAATTCCACAACCAATAACCTCAAGGGAGTTATTGACGCAGTTAGTCAAGTTATCGGTGCTGGGGAACCCACCGTTCCCGAATCAATGGCAACACATGTCGATGCTGCTGCATCGGAAATTGCCAAGATTGAAGGACCAACAGTTCAAGGTGATATTACCAAGATTATGCAAAAGCATTTTTCTGCTGGGTCCAAAGGCGAACCACAAGAAACATCAGTGCAAAAAGCATTTGAAAAGGAAGTTGGGAAGCGAGTTCACCAACAACGAGCAGCAGCAAAATGGGAAGAACACTGATGTGATAGACGATATTTATTATGATTTTGATGATGATGCATTCATAGAATATGCAATGGAAAATTATAAAAATCCTTCTTGTTCAGGAAGAGAAGAATTTGAAGAGGATATAAACCGAATCAAATATATCAAGCGTCTGTTTGGTAGATACTTCTCAACCGGAGAACTTAAAGAACGATTAATATTAAATCATATCATCATCTTTTATAATGTCTTTGAGATGGAAGCAGCGACCAAGATGCTTTTCTATCGTATGGAAGATAAATTTAAACCACTGCTTAAAACATTTTTGGTTTATCTAAATTATTTTCCGGAAGATGAAGCATATGTACGAGTCCCAATGGACACAAAGGTTATACAGATACTCAGGAGACTATAATGAAATCGTTTGAAGAATTTAAACAAAACACACAAGAACGATCTGGGGTACTAGAATTATACTTCACAGAGGAAGCACCAGCAAATGCTGGAGGTGCTTCTATCGCACAGGGTGGAGTTGATACAAACGGTTCGTTTGATAAGGTTGCTGGTATTGACAAACCACTTCCCAAAAAGAAAAAGAAAAAAGAACTAGACAATTATGAGGGTAGATCATTTAGCGTTTCTGCTGAGGAGTTTGAGACTCTTAAAGCAGGAAAGATTCGTGGTGCTAGATGGAATAAGTATATCGATGAGGATTCGGAACTGGGACTGGAAATTAAAAAGTATTCTTTAAAAAACCCATCTAAACCAGTTGTTATTAGAAACGAAGAAACGGGAGAAGTTGTCTTTCTTCGTCGTAGACAAAACGACGGTAGACTGAGACACAACAAGTCATGATCGAAGGATTATTAACAACAGAATTTCTATCTTTAGTCGGTGGCAGTGTCACTGGATTTATATTTAAATCTCTTGCAGAAAAGAGACAGAATGAACAAGAGCGATTTAATAGATTACTCCAAGCAAACAAGGCAAACAACGAATCACATAATCAAGCGATACAGCGAGTCGGTAGCGATGCCGGTAAAGTGGTCCGTCGATTCATTGTTCTTTGTATTCTATTCGGAACAATCATTGCACCATTTATTCTTCCGTTTTTCTCGGTTCCTACCGTAGTTGAATTGGTAGAGAACAAACCACACTTCTTAGATTTCTTTGGATTGTTTGGTACATACGAGGACACTACATTTGTTCCTGTTGATGGATATCTTTTCACCACAGAGAATAGACAGATTCTCGTTACCATTGTTGGATTTTACTTTGGATCAGCAGTAGGAAAGACTAGATGAAAAAGTTTTTAATTATGTTACCTTTGCTTGCAAGTTGTAAGGCAAATGAAAGTTTTATTAAGACACCACGCACATCTCTTGAAGAAGCGGCGACCCCAGTAGATGTCCCACTGGGAGCAGGAGATAAACTCGGTTATGAAACCTTTTTGGAATTATCGATATTTGACCCAACGAATTTAATGTTATGGTTGAGTCTATGCAGCATCGCAGGATACTTCGTCTGGAGAGAGTTCAGGCGAGTTCGTCCGAAATCTCTCTAAGATTTTTATGCAATAAAGAACAAATATAATAAGAGTCGGCAATGTCGGAAACGGGGTTGCCGATTTTTTGTCTATCAGGAGTAATGGTATGTTTTAAATTCATGCCAGTCTCTTTGTCAAAGCACTTCACCATCAAGTCCTTAGACGCATTACCCTTGCCTGTGCCGTGTTTCTTCACAGTCGTTGGGGTCAGGACCGAAATTGGTTTTCCTGCCTGATACAATTTATATTTTAACAATCCACAGTTCTCTGCGATCTGGAAGATCGAGCGACCGGATGCACCATATGCATACCCTTCGAGTCCGACCTGATCACAACCTAAAACTTTGTCAACTGCCCAGTCAGATATAGTTTCATATCTTTGACACTCGTGGTTGTAGTCATCAAACATCTCTCCGTAAATTATACCTTCATATACTTTTGCATGTTTCTTTACATTTGTAAGATAGTAAAAAGAACATCTGTGTATACCAAAAGTCTCCTTGACTGTTCCATCGAAGATACAGATACAAGGTCCACACAATGAATAATCAATACCTGCTATTGCCATGTAAGTATTTATGCAAAAACCCCGGTCTTCCTTGACCGGGGTGATTGCGTTTCGTATTTAATTTTTGGTTATCAGGAACCGACTGC